GAATTAAGTTTTCCGCAAATAGCATTTTAGATGCAGGACAAAATTTAAATTTTCTTAAAACACAAGTAGAAAGCTTAAATCTTCCAGCTAAGAATATATACGAAGGTTTTAGCGAAATGGAAATGGGATTAAAAGGAACGGGCATTGAGGGTAAAAAGTTAAGAGATTTATTTGAAGGAATGAGCTATGCAGGAGCTGTAGGGCACGTTAGCGATGCAAATCTTTCAAGAATACTTTACGACTTCAAGGAAATAGGCGAAAGGGGTTTAATGAAAAGATACTTTGCAAGTTTATCGGGAACATTGCCCAACTTTGGTAAAATTGTAAAAGATGCTTTTGGTAAAGGTTATGAGGAACTAGTTGCCGAAAAAATGAGCGGAACAAAGTTTTTGGAAGTTATTGGTCCCGCAATGAAAAAGAATTTTGAAAAAGGGCTAGACCAATGGAATGAAAGTTTGCAAGCTAGACAAAACCAATACAAAAACAGCCTTACCGATTTATTTTTAGGCATAGGGGCTAAATTAGAGCCTACTTTTAAATCAATGTTTACAGGTGCAACAGAATCTTTAAAAGGTATAACGCAATTTGTTAAAGGTATTGATTTAGGTAATTTATATAAATGGGGTAAAACATTAGCAGAAATTGCTTTAGCGTTTGGTGTTTTAAAAGTAGCCACAATAGGCTATAATGGAGCTTTAGCCATTTATAATACTTTAGAAGAAATAGCAATTTATAGAACATTAGCTTTAGAAAGCGGTCAGGTAGGATTAGCAGCAACAACAACAGCACTTACAGAAACATTTGTAGGATTAGAAGGGGCTTTAGCAACTATAGGCGCAGGCGCAGCAGTATTTGGGTTAATAAAACTTGCAGAATATTTTAATGATATTCAAAAAAACGTTGAAAAAGCGGCTGAAGCAATAGGAAATTTTAATAAAACTGATGAAGCGGCTAAAAGTTTACAAGACAGATTTAAAGATGTTAAATTAAGCTATGATAGTTTTACTAGAGACTTACAAAGTAAAGATAGCAATATTGCAAATGATGCCAAAGAAAGAGCTAGTAAATTTTTGGGAGATTTGCCAACTACAATTGAAGATTATAAAAAAAGCATAAGTGAATTAAAGACTACGCAAGAAGAACAGTTAAAAGAACTTAAGAATAACCCTAATGTTTTTTCAAATGCAACCGCTGGAGGTTCGAGTATTGGGGATTTTGGTTCTGACCCAACAATAGGTGGTGGTGGGGAAGCTTTTGTGACAGGATATGGGAAAAAATTAGCAGACAAAGCAGAACAAACTAAAAAAGACTTAGATGAAAATACTAAGCAACTAGGAGAACTAACTAAAATGTTAGATGCTATTAAAAAACTAGGTATAAAAGGAAGTGCAGCAGGTACTGAAAACAATAACCACACAGCCGCCGACAGCATAGGAGTTTTAAGCGGCGCAAATGGTGGATTAGATAAAGCTAAAATAATTAATATCAAAGTAGATACCATGCAAAAGATAGGTCAAATTACAGGTATAGATGACTATAGAAAAGCTACTACAGAAGCTATTGACACAATGATAAGAATGTTTAATAATATTTCAAATGGTTCAGCCGCAACAGTTTAAATATGGCAAACGAAATAGATAATTTTGAAAAAGCTTTAAAAGGTAAAATACCTCAAACAGCTATATTAGTTTCAGAAGTTGGTGTATTAGCCGCTACTGCAATTATAAATCAAGAAAAAGTAGAATTAAATAGGAATAAAAAGCAAGTTGATGACTTTCAAAAGGACGTTAATAAAAAAGTTGTAAAGGTTCAATTAGAACAAGATAACATAGGCGCACCTACGGACGTTGCTATAGTTAAATTAGTTCCCGTTAGCGATTTATTAAACACCCCTTCATTATGTACAATAGGGGCGCAGGTAGTAACAGAAACGCAAGTAGAAACACTAGAAAATGGCGAAACAATTAGCTACCCCGTTCAAAGAATAGTAGGCGGTGTAACATTGCCAGCCGATGTTAATATAGAACCCGAATTTGAAAAGTATATTATTGTAGATAGCATTTTAAACGGTTCACCAGTAACAGAATATGTAGGTAGAAAAGCAACTAGATTTACAATTAACGCTACATTTAGGGCAGCATATACCAATGGGCAAATAAACGCAAACGATTTATCTAATAATATTTTTCCTCAATCATTATTAGAGGATTTTTTTCAGCAAGTATTTCAGCCTAATGGCAGCATATCAATACAAAATAGTATTTTAAACGGGTTAGGCATTACAAATATTATTGTTACTAAGATGAAGCCTAAATTTACAAATGGCAGTTATAATATAGGTTTAACATTAGATTGCTACGAAGATGTTGCAGGAAGTTCACTTTTATTAAGCTAATACTATGCACTTTATAGGTCACACAAACGTATATATAAATGGTGTTAATGTGGTAGATGTTTGCGAAATAGACTACGAACATGAATGTAGTAATATCGGCGCAACATTGAACATTAAACTGCCATTATTAGTAAGAATAAAAAACACTAATACAAAATATTCTACATTATCACAAGTTAAGGTAACAGAGGAATTTAAAGTAGGCGATAATGTACAAGTAATATGCAACTATGAAGGTTATAATGATGTAACTGTTTTTAATGGATTTATTCGTGATTTTGGACAAGGTCAACCAATGATTATAAAGTGTATGGACTATCAATACTTTTGGCACTTTGGTATATTTGGCGAAAAAAACAGAATACTAATTAAAAAAAATGTAAAAAGCAAAAGATCATTTACTTCATGGGGTAATTTTTACAAGCAAATAACACTATTGAAATTACTGCAAAACTTAGTAGATTATGTAAATGATACTATCGACAGCGTTGCACCTGATGCCAATAATATTGAACTAATAAATGAAGTTGTACCAGACTTTAATATGTTTAATATAACATTTGCGAATATGTCACCAAGTGCAGTTTTGCAATACCTTAAGCAGAATTTAGGATTATGTATAACAATGATAGATAACAAACTATTTTGCAATGTTGCAAATACGTATAACAACACACACACATTAAAAACAGGCAATCCAAGCGACTTTATAGGCGACGGGGGTAATATATTAAGTTGTGGTATTCAAAAAAGTTATGCAGCTTTTTCTAGGTATAGAGTAGTTGTTAATTATTTGCTTGACGATGGACGTAAACAGCAATTGAAGTTTGGGGATGATAGCGGAGAAACTCACGAGTTCTTTTACTATAACCTAAAATACGATGCAAATAAATTTGAGCAAATAGGACTAGACTGTTTAAATAAATGCAAGCAAAATGTATTCACGGGTGATTTTGGATTAATGTTATACCCTTATATAAATGTTTATGACAGAATTTTATACAAACGTGATTTTCACTTTCCAGAAAGACAAGCAAGCTATGTAGTAACGGGTAAAAAATTTGTAGTTTCGCCAACTAAAGGATACAGGCAGACATTAAAAGTTTCATTTTTAAGCAATTTGTAATGAGTAAAGAAACAGAATTACAAGATAGTTTTACAAAAGCGGTTGATGTGCTGAATAAGTTCAAATCGTTCTATGATGCTACTATAATTGAATTAGATGAAGGCAAATATACATGCACTGTTGAAACTGTTAGCGGTTCTGTATATTACAATGTAGCTTTTGCAGTTCTAACAAATAGCTTTTCTACTATTAGGATAGTGCCAAGTGTAGGTAGTTCTTGTGTATTAGGTTTTAGAGAAAGCAATCAAGCAAGACCTGAATTGCTAAAAGTAGATAAGTTAGATAAAATAGTTTTTTTTGATGGAACGGTGGGAGTGCCTTTGACCCCTAAAACAGTTGAACAACTAAATACAATAGAGCAAAAAATAAACGATTTAATAACCGTTTTTAATAGTTGGACACCCGTTCCAAGCGATGGGGGCGCAGCCCTTAAAACAGCCCTTTCTACATGGGTATCTCAAACAATTACGCCTACTACAAACACTGATATTGAAAATACCAAAATATTACAATAAATTTGCGTTATGACTGATATTTTCTTTGATGCAGTTTCTAGGGATATAGTTTTAAAAGAAGGTCAAGGTTTAGCATTTACTAGCAACCCTTCGCCCCAAAACTTAGCTATATGCCTATATTCAAGGGGTGCAATTATGCAAAATAGAGACTTTGGACAAGGGATTGACAGCAGAGTTATTAATAGCAAAATTGATAACGTAGCAAATAAAATATCATTGGTAAAAAAACAAATATTAACGGATAAAGCTTTGACTGTTACTATTACCGCAAATATTGCAAATCACATTGTAAATATACAAGGCACATGTCAGTATTAGTCAAACCATTACCATTACAAACTGCTTTAGATGTAGTAACTAATAACACTGGAGTTGCGTCTATGTCTAATTTAGATCTGTTTTTGCAATCTAACGGTATAGATAATTGGACAGAAAATATTAAATCGGGCACAAATTATACACTACCTTCTACATTAGATGTTAATACAAATAGATTACAATCAATTAAAGGTAATGTAATTACAGAAGCAATCAATGCTCAAATGAGTGAAGATGCAAATTTTTACTTTTTGGAATTAGATAGCGTTTGGATATTGTCAACAGGATTTTGGAATGATACAGCAGTTTGGAAAGATAATAAATATTGGATAGATTAAAACTTATATAAATGGCATACACACCAATAAATAATGGGGATAGTGGTTTAGTATCGCGTACTAAAATTAACAACATGACAGCCGAATTATATAGCGGCGCAACTAAGTTAATTAAAGTACAAAACCAAACATTCAACTTTACAGTAGAAATACCGGCAAATAGTTATGCTTGGAAGTTATTTTTAGTAAAAATTGCAGGTGATGCTCAAGTAAAAGTGGGCACAACTCCCAACGGCGAAGAAATACTACCCGAAATAGGAGTAAACAATAATAATTGCCCAGGCAATAGTGCGGAAATTCCCGTTTCTACAACCGCATATAATTTATATTTTACGGTTGTTGCAGGTGAGGTTTCAGCATCTATATTCTTAATCCTAAACATATTCTAAAGTGAGTACTTTTCAAGAAACAGTTGCGAATTTAGAAACAGCAGGATTCGACAATCCTAGCGTAGGTGGATTGTACAAAAAGCTAGTTGAAGGACTACAATTGCCTATTGATGCCACCTCTATAGAGTTATCTAACGGCAAACAAGGCATTATTGATTTATTCTTATCTCAAAATTATGGCAAAGCAGGATATTATATTAATGCGGCAAAAGCCTTTCAATATGGGGATAATTTACTAATAGATGCAAATGGAAATTACTACTATTCTGCAATAGATACCACAAAGCAAATAATAAAACAAGCCGCTTTTGATTGGAATAAATCTTTAAATTATCTTTCTTTAAAAGTAGGTACAACGGATGCAACTGGAAACGTAACTGCACTATCACAGCCGCAACTAGCAGCATTTGTAGGGTACATGGATAATTACTTAGTTGCAGGTGTTCCCGTTAATATTATAAGCAAAAACCCAAACACTATAAAATACACCGCTAATTTAAGCTATTACAGCACTTTTGATTTGACAACAATTCAAACACAAGTAGCACAAGCAATAAGCAACTTTCAAACTAACTTTACCTATAATGGGCTATTTTATACTAATGACTTTAGCGATTATATAAAAAATAATGTTGCAGGGGTAAGGGATTTTTTTATTGCAAATATTACTTATGATAATGTTGCTTTTAGCGGTCAAGTATTTTTAAGTAGTGGCACTTTCCAAATTTCACCTTCAAGCACAATAAACTACATACCAGTATTGTAATGTTTAAAAAAATAGATTATAGCAAATTATTATTGTGGGTTTTAACACCTTATTTTGCCTTCAATAGTGAAGGTAAGCTAAGTAATACCTACAAGTTTTTAGCTTGCTTTTTACAGCCATTACAGCCATTATTCAACCAATACTATACTGATAGGATTAGGTTAATATTATTAGCACAATGTAAATTTACGAAGCAATTGCAAAATGTATTGAATATACTTTATGCACCTTCGCAAATTAACGACCCTACAAACGGGGGTATATATTTTAGCAGCCCAGAATATGTGATAAATGCAGCTAATAGTTTTTATCAAACCGATGCTATAATTTATGTAGGTTCTTTTGACGATACTGTGCAAACGCCCATTTACTTAAATAGCTTCAATGATAATTTGGGGCAAACTACATTGATAATTTATGTTTTAGACACAATTTGGGCTACATTTGCCGATAGTATTAAAGCGGATGTAGCAATGGTAGCTATTGCAGGGGTAAAATACACATTTAAAACTTATACAATATAATGTCAGATATATTTGAATTCCCAAGTGAAAGAATAGTTTACGGTAATATTACCAATATAGACCCAGCTAAAGCAGGAGGGGAACCCGTATTTGTTAGCGATATTTTAGCAACTCAGCAAGAAGCATTTGCAGCCGTTAGGGCTTTGGCAGGTATTAATTACGCAGTTGATACCTTTTACATATTACAAGGGCTAGAATACGATGCAGGTGCAGGCACCTATGAGGATGGAGTAATATATTTTAAAGCAGATACCGATTCTGTAGGACGTTTTTATTTTGTTGCTTCATTTAGTGAAGGCAATGCAATATTGCCTGATGCGCCAACGGGAGAAAATGCCAAGTTATACACCGATGCAGTTGTAAGACCTACATACAACTATTACACTGCTTCACCAGCGACTTTTAGTAGTGGTGTTACAACGCCGCAGTTTGATGGGAGCATGGATGAATATAGGCTTGCAAATTTTTTTTTAAAAGCACAGATAAATGCTATCAATACGTTGCTTGCTACATATGGCAATGTTGTAACTAGAAATGCAAGTGCAACGGCTGCAAATGGGGTTGTTCCTCTTTGGGATAATGTTTATTCCAAAAGTCAAGTATTGCCATTAGTTGGTGGAACTATGACGGGGGCAATAGTTTTAGCCGCCGACCCTTCCGCTAATTTACAAGCCGCTACAAAGCAATACGTAGACGGGTTTGCAAAGATATTGAAAAAAGGGAATAGGAATATTGGGGATGTACCGGGAACTACAACAACTTACACCATTACATTAGGCGGAGATGAATTAAATGATAACAACTACCTAGCATTTGCAACTATTAAAAGCAATGGTAGTGGTGCTGATTATGTTTTTACATGGAATCTTAGCAATTATACTACAACTTCATTTGATATAACTATTAAAGAAAACGAAAGCGGCATTCAAAACATTTCAATAGATTGGTTTATTATTGCATCATAATTGTATGAAAAAAATACTTATACTATTACTTTTTATTACAGGATATTGTGAAGCGCAAACGATAATATCACA